ACCTGGCCTACTGACTCGTTCGTTCTGGACCCATAAGTTCTTACACGAAACCACCAAACTATGGTATAATAGTACTATTAAACAATAAAAAAGGAAAAAAAATATATATTATGAATAAAGCGATAGAAAAATTAATGAATGATTACCCTGGAAAAGTACACTTCACAACTACACAGATTAAAAAAGCTGCATCTGATATTGGAGAAAATCCAAGGTCAGCTTATACATTTGTTAAATACCGACAGAATTGCCCAGTGATTTCAAGGGGTACTTATGATTTAACCAATTTAATGCCAAAATCTGCGGCTCCTAAAAAGGACCCAGAAATGTCATATGCTTCTACTACAGCAGTTGCTTCAGTTTCAAATGATGAAGTTTTTGTTCCTAATTTTGATAAGACTTTTGTTCCTTGGGGAAACTTTACAGAGCTTTTAAAAATTATTAAATCTGAAATGTTTTATCCAACATTTGTTTCTGGACTTTCTGGAAATGGTAAAACATTTATGATTGAACAGGCATGTGCTAAACTTAAACGTGAATATGTTAGAGTTCAAATTTCTCCTGAAACAGATGAAGATGATTTAATCGGTGGATTCCGTCTTATTAAAGGTGAGACAGTTTTTCAAAAAGGACCAGTTATTAAAGCTATGGAAGCTGGAGCAATTTTAATGATTGACGAAATTGACCGTGGTACTAATAAAGTTATGTGTCTTCAAGGAGTTCTTGAAGGTAAGCCAGTTCTTATTAAAAAGACAGGTCAAGTTATTGAACCTAAAGAAGGTTTTAATGTGATTGCTACAGCAAACACAAAAGGTAAAGGTTCAGAAGACGGACGTTACTCAGCTGCTACAATTATTGATGATGCTTTCCTTGAAAGATTTACAATTACTCTTGAACAAACTTTCCCAACTATTAAGACAGAGGAAAAAATTGTTTTGAAACATATGAAAAAATATGAGAAAATCGATGAAGAATTTGCTAAGCTTTTAGTTGGTTGGGCAGATGCTATTCGTAAGACTTTTTATGATGAAGGTATTGACGAAGTTATTTCAACTCGTAGATTATGCCACATCGTTCAAACTTTTTCAATATTCAACAAACGTGAAAAAGCAATTGCTCTTTGTGTTAACAGATTTGATGAAGATACTAAAGCTGCTTTTATAGACCTTTATGAAAAAGTTGATGCTACAATTAATGCACCTAAAGAAGATTTAGATGATGATGGTATTCCAATGGGTGGAGATGTTTATAGTAGAGATGAAGATGATTTAGATGAGGAGTGGAACGCATAATGAATTTATCAGCTCAAGAATATTTAGCCAAGCTATTAGCCAAAGAAAATTTATCAGTTCAACATGGTAATTATTCAACAGCTAGCTTTGATGTTTTAAATAGAGTTTTAAGATTACCACTTTGGGAAGACAAAGGTAAGGATGTTTATGACTTACTAGTTGGTCACGAAGTTGGTCATGCTCTTTATACCCCAACTGATGGGTGGCATGATTCTGAAAAGAAAATTGGAAAAATTCCTAGAGCTTATTTAAATATTGTTGAAGATATTAGAATTGAACGTAAAATCCAAGAGACATATCCTGGAATAGTTCGTAGATTTAAAAGTGGTTATAAAAGACTTTTTGATGATAACCTATTTGGTACAGATGATAGAGACATTAACAAAGCTGGTCTTATGGACAGGCTTAATGTTTCTTCAAAAGGTAGAGGTTATGTTCCAGTTGAATTCTCAGATGAAGAGTCTCCATTAGTTAAAGAAGCTATGGAAGTTCAAACTTGGGATGATGTTCTTAAAATTTGTCAAAAACTATATGATTGGATTGATGAAAACGAAGAAGATGAAGAAATGCCTGAAGGTACTGGCGCTGATTTTCCATCTAATGATATGGACGGTGATGATGATGTTGAAACTGAAAACACACAAGGTACTACTCCTCCAGAAGATGATGAGGAAATGGATGAAGAAGGTGAAGGTGATAATGGTGGCGAATCTGAAGAGGAAAGTAAAGAATCTAAAACTGAAGAAAAACCAGTTGATAAACATTCTCCTTGGACTGAAGAAACTTTTAGAGAAAAGGAAGAAGAATTGCTTGAAAAGAAAGAAAGTAAACATGAAGAGTCAAAACAATCTACCTATTCTTCAGGAATTACAGAAAAAAATTTAGAAAAAATTGTATTTTCTTATAAAGAAGCAGCAGCTATGAGAATAGAATGGTGTGAAGAAAATCCAAATGAAATTGAATATAGTGCTTATGGTAATCCAGCAGTTACAACAGATTGGGAAAAATCAAAGCCAAGTTTAAACTCTACAGCTAATTTATTAGCTAAAGATTTTGAACGTAAGAAAGCAGCTTTTGAATATTCAAGAGCTCTTACTGCAAAGACTGGAAAACTTGACCCATTAAAGCTTCATGCTTATAAAACTTCTGAGGATATTTTCTTAACAACTACTCAATTAGCACAAGCTAAATCACATGGAATTATGATGTTCGTAGATTATTCTGGTTCAATGTGTGATATCATAGAAGATGTAACTAACCAAGCAATTACTATTGCAATGTTTTGTAGAAAAGTTCATATACCATTTGAAGTTTATTCATTTACAACTTCTGGATGGCATGGTAGAGAACTTCAAGACGAGATTGAAGTTAAAGGTAATGAAATAGATGACTTAACTAAAATAAAAGTTGTTGAAATGTTTTCTTCAAAAATGAATAATAAAACTTTTGAGGAAGCTGCTAAAGAAGCATTTGGTATAAGTAAAGCTCATTCATATAGACGTGATTCTACATATTATATAGCTGGTGGTCAGCTTCATCAAATTGATGCAATGGGTTCAACTCCACTTATTCAAACTACGATTTTAGCAGCTAAACTTACTAGAGAATTTCAAAAGAAGCATGCAATACAAAAAACAAATATTATGATACTTACTGATGGTTATCCTGATAGTATTGGTATTAATGATGATGAACATGCTGATGTTAAAACTCATCGTAATAATAAAATGATTAACTTTAATGGTAAACTTATTTCTGGAAGTAGTTCTAGAGAACTTTACACAAATTGCTTAATTAGACTTAAGGAAATTACTGGTGCTAAAATGTTTGGTTTTCATTTGGCACATGATGCTTCTTCTTTTGGTCAAGGATATTGGGATGTTGAAGAAAAAGACCATAAAGAGTTTAAAGATGTTATAAAGAAATGGAGAAAAGAAGGCCACCTTGTTTGGAAAAAACAAAAAGGTTATGATGATTACTTTATAATTAAAGTTGGCCAAAAACACATTGATGATGAATTTGAACCTCAAAAAACTGAAACAATCAGAGACATTAGGAATGAATTCAAAAAATTCAATAAAAACAAAAAACACACTAAGCAATTAGTTGCGAAAATAACTGATGCAGTAGCTGCATAATATGAAAAAAAATTATTAAAAGCTGTTTACTTTACTATTGTTTTATGATATAATAATACTATTATGAAATTTACTAATATAACAAGTGATGAAATTGATAACATTATTAAATACAATGAAGACCAAAAGAATAGTCTTATGAAATTTAATGAATATAAAAATCTGAATGACGTTGCGAAATATGTAGAAAAAACCTATTCAGGACATTATACATCTGCAAATGGAATTCAAAGTATGGACCTAATCTCGTCTTCTGGACGTGGATTAGATTTTTGTCTTGGTAACGTAATGAAATACGCAGCAAGATATGGTAAGAAAAATGGAGCTAATAAAATAGACTTAATGAAAATAATTCATTATACTTTATTAGCAATGAATGAACATGACATAAAGGAATCAAATGAAACTAGACTCACAAATACTTGAAATTTTAAATAATTTTCAAACAATTAATAGTAATATCGCATTAGGAGAAGATGGCTTCGTTCGAACAATGGCAGTGTCTAAAACACTTATGGCGAAAGCAAATATATCTGACCAATTTCCATATGAATTTGGCATATATGATTTAGGAGAATTCTTATCTTGTCTTAGTATGTTTGACGATCCTACTCTCACATTTGATGACAATCAAAAATTTGTCAATATTACAGATGGTGTTACAACATTTAAATATTATTTTTCTGAAGTTGGTAGCTTAACAGTTCCAACTAATGATATTAATTTAGAATGTAATGATATAACATTTACTCTTACTCACGAACAATTATCTCAACTTCGTAAAGCTTCGGCTACACTTAGAGCTAATCAGCTTAGTGTACGAATGAGTCATACTGGTGGAACATTTATTGAGTGTATAATTCTTGATAAACAGAATCCAACATCAAATCAATTTACAATGAACATTTCAAATTGTAGTATAAATACTACTGCAGAGTTTGAATTTGTTTTTGACATAAATAATTTTAAATTTAAAACAGCTAATGAATACGAGTTTGGTATTGATAAAAAACAAGTAGCATTAGTAAAGGCTGGCAACATCAATTATTGGGTTGCTCTTGATAAAACCACAACATATAAGGAATAATATATGGCAGATACAACAAAAGATACAGATGAAGTAATGGATGCAGTAGATACAACAGATACATCTGGTATGGATGCACAGCAATCTACTCCTCCAGTTCCACCAGCAGCGGAATCTGATGAGCAAGGTCTTAACCTAAGCGATATTAGAGCTTGTGTTACAATTATTGATATTGTAACTAAGCGTGGAGCATTTGAAGGTGCAGAATTAGCTGATGTTGGCTCAGTACGTAATCGTTTAGATAATTTTCTAAAGGCTGCGGCTGAAGCACAAGCTCCGGCTGAAGGCGAAGCACCAGCAGAAACAAAAGTTTAATACAAAGCGGTACTAGGGTGAATATCTTAGCGTGGGTTCGACTCCCACTCCTCGGTGGCATAGGGTGAATATCTTATGGGCGGGTTCGATTCCCGCCATTTATATAATGAGGTTTACATGAAAGAGTTTTTATTTGTAGAAAAATATAGACCACAAATCATAGAAGATTGTGTTCTCCCAAAGTCACTCAAAAATACTTTCCAAAGTATTGTTGACACAGGAGAGCTTGTCAATATGATGTTTACAGGCTCGGCTGGTGTAGGTAAGACTACAGTAGCTAGAGCTCTATGTAATGAATTAGGTTTAGATTATATGATTATTAATGGGTCCGAAGACGGAAACATTGATACACTTCGTGGTAAAATCAAACAGTTTGCAAGTACTGTATCATTACAAGGTGGCCAAAAAGTAGTTATCCTTGATGAAGCAGATTACTTAAATCCTCAATCTACTCAGCCTGCATTGCGTGGGTTCATTGAAGAGTTCTCTTCGAATTGTAGATTTATATTAACATGTAATTTTAAAAATCGTATTATAGACCCACTTCATTCAAGGTGTTCTATATATGAATTTAATTTAGGAAATAAAGAAAAGATGGCTATGCAATTTA